GTTCATTGCCTTTATCAGCTCCCGCTTTTCGTCAGTCGTCAGCTCACTAATTTTGACGCCGTGACGCTCTGCCGGAATGTTAGCCATAAAAAATATGGCGGCTAATGCTCGCTTGTTCTGTTTATTATTTGCGTCCCGTGGGTCGCTCATTTCGTTAATAAACCGTTCAAGCTCTGACTCAATGTTAATTCCAAATACCTTTGCCCTTAATTCCGCTATGTGGTTCAACCCTTCATAGCGTTCACCTGGGCTTATCGTGCGAGTCGTTGCAGCACCTTCAATAGCCATGGTTTCCCCTGTTTGATGGTTGACAGGTCAGCCAGTAATTCAGCCTGCGAGTGGCACGGGTGCCAGCGCTTGCCATCTTTGCCTGCAATCCAGCCATGACCGAAGTGCATTCCTGGGCTTTTCTTAATAAGTAGTGATGCAAATGACGGTTCGTTATTCAGCATAAGCACCTCAACTCAAGCCGAATGATGAGCCAAGGCCCGTGACGGTATCGCCCACGCTTGCCATTGCTGGGTTGGCTTGCAATCGCGCCTGCAGTGAAATAGCTGTAAGCGCCATCAGACGAGTCACTGAATTGATACTTTCAACAACCTGCCGACGAGTCGTCGCGTTCAAATGCACACCAGACACGGCATTTGCCGCCACACGCCCGATCTCGGCGGTAGCTTTCAGGACATACTGCGGCATATTCTCACGCGCGACTTCATTGATTGGTACACATGGTAGGCAATGGATCTGCGCCAGAAACCCATCAACCAATGTTGAATCTTCCGTGAGGTCGGTCAGCAACCATATATCGGGAGCAGTGAGCTGATGAGGCTGCTCCGGGTTCAACTTATTACGCAGGGTTTGAACATTCATGCCAGCGCGTTCTGCCAATTTCGCCATGTTGTGATTCAATGCGAAAGTGCGACAAGCTTCATCAAAATGGTTTTGTTTGGAAACTCTGTAATCAAACATGGTTTTCATCTCCGAACTTATCGCAAAATCGAACCATAAAAGTGAAAGCGATAAGCAAAAGTTTTTCACGCCGAAAGTGCATCTACTGTCAAAGCGGCCATGTTAATCATGACTTTTTCGCGTTTCTTGTCTTTGCGGAGACGATGCCGTGGAAGGCGGCCATCAGCCAACATGTCATTGATCGTATCGACAGGAAGGCCTGTGAGTTCGCTGTAACGTTCAATTGTGACGTGCGGTGTATTCAGAGTGATTGAAATGTTTGGGGTCATAGTGCAACATTCCTATTTCAGTGCGGCTTGTGGCGAGCCGTTGTTTAACGTGATTAGTAGTGAAGGCTCCAAAAGAACACTTCGAGTTCAACTTTAAGATCACTTTTGGAATCTGTCAACGCATTTTAGTTTGCTTTGGAGGTCTTGTGGATTTCAGCAGCGGCGGTAAGAAAGTCATTGAGCGTTTGGTTGAGGCGTACGGTTTCACTACTCGACAGGCACTTTGCGACCATTTGGGCGTGTCCAAGAGCACAATGGCTACGCGCTACATGCGGGACATCTTTCCTGCTGATTGGGTTTTGCAATGCGCAATAGAGACAGGGAACTCTCTTAAATGGCTATCTTTTGGTGAAGGAGACAAGAAAAATAGTCTAGACATAGACACTCGTACGTTACCAAAAAAGATATTAAACAATGGACGATTGGAAGATGATGGCTCATATATTTTTGATAACGCGTTTCTACCTACAGATTTAACAGAGGCAATAGTTGTATCTGACGAACACTCGGAGTTTATCTGTGAGATGAAATTCAAAGATGTGCGCGATGGTAAATGGCTGATAGATATAGATGGTGAATTATCTTTTAGAATAATTACTCGACTTCCTGGAGGCCGAGTGCACATCGCTTCAGAAAAGCACTCATTTGAATGTGCATTAACTGACATTAGCATTTTTGCAAAAGTCATGATTAGCTGCACTCGTTAACATCATAAAATCATCAAAGGGACACTAAGTGGAACGTGGAGAATTTGATTGGCGTTGGGATGAACAGACCATATTTTCATTAAATGGAGAGGACGAACCTTTTTCAGAGGATAAGCTTGATAGAAGAATGTACGCTGAATACCTTTACTTTTACCTCGAAAATAAAGGCCGCACAAACAACACTGTGATAAATTTAAATGCTGAATGGGGAGCAGGCAAGAGCTTTTTTATAAAAAGATTCTACAATTCAATAAAAAATGTTCACCCTTGTGTATATATAGATGCGTGGAAGCAAGATTTTTCTGACGATGCTTTTCTAACTCTATTTTCATCATTATCACAACAACTTCAGAAATATGCAGGCGATCTTGATACTCGTTTGATAGAATGCGGTCAAGCGATTGGTCGATTTACAAAAGGTGTGGTCCCTGTAATTCTGTCAGGTCTTATGAAAAAGTATACCGGTGTTGATAGCGTTGGTGATATAGCTAAAGAAGCATCCCAATTAATGCTGCAGGAACATCAAGAAAAACTAAAAAGTATTATCAGCTTAAAAAAGGAACTTGCTCTTTGGTCAAGGTTAGCATTTGAGAAAGGATACTCAAGTCCCATATTCATTTTCATCGATGAATTAGATAGATGTAGACCTGACTACGCAATTTCTCTACTTGAAATTGTAAAACATATTTTCGACATTCCTAATTTCGTTTTTATAATTGCGACTGATACAGATCAACTACAACATTCAATTAAAAATATCTATGGAAATGATTTTTCAGCAAATGATTATTTAGGACGTTTTTTTCATAGGCGCTTTACATTAAAATCTCCAGAAATGGATGTGTTAATTAATGGAATAATTCAAAACAGGTTAGGTGATCGTTACAGCGAACTATCTGTTCAATTGTACCCCATAACCTCTACTGCCAAGAATTTTTCCACAAATATATCAGCAATATTTGAGGCTTTCGAACTCAATCTTAGAGATTCAATTAGAAATACAGAACGGTTAATTGATTTGATGCAATCTGATTTGCTTAAGAAGAAACTAGATTATATTTTTCTTTTAACCCTGATGGTTATATACGATAAAGATCGGTCTATAATTGAGGCTTTGATCGGAAGAAGCAGGGGTGACAATAAATTATCCGACCTTATAAAAGGAAGCCAAAATTTAAAAGGAGTGTCTAAATCCCTGATAAATTTAGTGTTAGAAACAAGACAGCAGGCATTAGGTATCAATTACATATACAGAACTGCAAGTAGTAGAATGTTAATATCTGAAATTGAACCAGAACTAGATATAACATTTATTAGTTATCTTACACGCGCAATCTACTTCATAACTAACATCCAAGAGCTGAAAATTGATATTCAACGAACAGGTTTAAACTCTCTAATGTCGTACTCTCAAGGGCCTTTAAATAGTGAGGATGCAATTAATTATCTAAATGGCGTCCTTCTGGAAAAGGACCACCATTTACAGCTTTATTCATTACACAACTATATCGAGTTCATAGAGCTAGCAACTTCATTTGAATAAGTAAATATTTACTTTGAAAAAATCAAACATTGACCACTGTTCAAACATACAGTTAAATTTAGCCCTCAGACATGAGGGCTTTTTTATGGCAGTACGAAAACTCGACACAGGAAAATGGATTTGTGAATGCTACCCCGCCGGACGCAGCGGGCGCCGTGTACGTAAGCAGTTCGCCACAAAAGGCGAAGCACTGGCTTTTGAACGCCACACTATGGATGAGACAGAGGCGAAGCCCTGGCTGGGTGAATCGGTAGACCGCCGGACTCTGAAAGATGTCGTTGAACTCTGGTTCAAACTACACGGCAAATCCCTGACCGCTGGCGAGCATGTTTACGACAAGCTTGTCCTGATGGTCGATGCACTTGGAAACCCTCTTGCTACTGATCTCAGCTCGAAATTATTCGCGCATTATCGTGACAAGCGCCTGACAGGTGAAATCTATTTTAGCGAGAAGTGGAAGAAAGGTGCCAGCCCGGTAACTATCAATCTGGAACAAAGCTATCTGAGCAGCGTTTTTAGCGAGCTAGCCCGACTCGGAGAATGGACAGCACCAAACCCACTGGAAAGCATGCGTAAGTTCACGATTGCCGAAAAGGAAATGGCCTGGCTGACGTATGAACAAATCACAGAGCTTCTGTATGACTGCAACCGTCAAAGTGCCCTTCTCGCTCTGGTCGTTAAAATATGTCTGAGTACCGGCGCACGCTGGCGCGAAGCGGTGAATCTCACTCGCTCCCAGGTCACCAAGTATCGAATCACTTTTGTCAGGACCAAAGGCAAAAAGAACCGCAGCATTCCTATCAGCAAAGAGCTTTATGAGGAAATCATTGCCCTGGACGGCTTCAAATTCTTTACCGACTGCTACTTCCAGTTTTTATCTGTGATGGACAAAACCTCCATCGTGCTTCCGCGTGGGCAGCTAACCCACGTTCTGCGCCACACGTTTGCAGCTCACTTTATGATGTCAGGCGGGAACATCCTTGCGCTCCAGAAAATCCTGGGGCACCACGACATTAAAATGACCATGCGTTATGCTCACTTGGCACCGGATCATCTTGAAACCGCATTACGCTTTAACCCCCTAGCAACCATGAGTAGCTAGATCATTTGCCTGGGTAATACAACGTCACCAGTAAAACCGCCACATTGATGTACTGCGCCAATTTGTATATGGTGCGATCAATTCTCTCTGAGAGGGTGTTACCATCCCATGTTTGAATGCTCCATCCACCCCGCCCTAAAGTTATAGTCAGAGCAATGTATGCCGATCCGGCCTTAATACAATTAACAATAGTTGGCTCGATACCCCACACATACCAGATGCCAACCATGACAGCAGCAAAAAACACAAAATTGGTCATTGCTGCTGAATGGATTTTTTTTCGTAATTGTTGAAACGCACCAGTAAAATTAGGATTGCTGTATTCATCAGGGAAAATTTTCTTAACGTACCACTCAAAACCCTTTCTAGGACTAAACAGCAGTAACATAGAGGCGATCAACAGTTTCATGGCTCATCCGAGTTAAACTAATCATCGGGTCGAAGTATAAACTTTCGCTTGGAGTCAGAAATAAGTAATGAATGCCAAATGGCGACAAAGTGGCGACAGCGGTTGGCAACACCCCGTAATCGTCACCTGTCACCACTAAACTAACTTATTGGTTATCTTACAAGTCATTGTTTTTACTAACCCGTTTACATAAATGGTTTTTTTGTTGCCTGAAATTGAGTATTCCTGTCCCATCAATGCGTTAGCGCAAAGCAATACTCACCACGCCTCCTCTTCCCTCACCATATGTACGATATTACATGGGCTCATAATCCAGCCGCCTTTAAAGCCTTCGGGTAAGGGTTCTACGGTGTCACAGCGGGTTACATCCTGTTGTTCGAGCTGCTTTTCTGCCTGCGCAAAGTCCGGCGTATACAGTTCCAGCCAGATTTCGGCCTGGCTCATGGCCGGCGTCTCATCAATCCATAGCCTGTTCGGTCCGAGGATAAAACCCGTCGCAGGTACTTTATCGGTGATTTCCTCAAGCCCAATAGTGTTGCGGTAAAAATCCAGTGTCTGTTGATATTGGTGTGATGGCACTTTGAGTGCGATATCAATGCCACCGTTCATTGCTGCCTTCATTCGTATACCCTCGCTTTCAGTGAACGTTTTTTGTACAAATCAACCTTCAGTATGATGCAAGAATCCCGAACTTACCCCTCGTTCAGTTAGACCGTTTCGTTTATCTTCATTCCCGTTACACTTAACTTATTATCAGGGTGAACAGGAACCATTATGTCCAGGCAACGTAGAGTACTCGCCATCGCAGGCGTGCTCATTCTTGCAATTTGCTTACCGACAGGACTCAGCATATGGCTGACACATCGTCAGGCCGAAAAGCAATTTGCGTTGAGTGTCGATGCATACGCATCGCGTGTGCTGGTGAGAACGAAAGCCATCGTTTCGCAGGCCGCGACGGCGCTTTCCGAGGCCAATAACTGGCAAGGTAATCCTTGCAGCCCGGAACATTTGCAGTTGATGCGTCAGGTCGCCTTCTCTCATAGCTATATTCAGGAAGTAGTATGGCTTGAAAATTCGGTCGCGAAGTGCTCATCAATGCAAAGTATCAGCTTGCCTGTGACTTTTCCGACACCTATGCGTATCACCCAAAATGGCGAAAGCGGCTGGTATACCACCGTGAACGATCTGGGCTTAAACCGCTATATGGTGGCATTGGGTCAGGGTAATTCTGTCGTGATGATCAACCCTGATTCATTTATTGATGTCGTGCCCCAAAGCGCAACGCCAATTGATTTGGCTATTGTTGGCTTAAAAAATGACACCATTTTTTCATCAAGTCATCCCCTTGATAAAGCCATTTTAAAACGCCTGAAGCAGCAGTCAGCCCCCACGCTCCATATCAATCATTCTGTTTATACCATCCGCTACTATCATGACCTGGATCTGGCGATCGTCAGTTGGTCATCGGTGACTCCGATTGATAAATTCTGGCTTCAACAATTGATGATTTGGTTGCCGTTCAGCGCACTGCTGAGCCTGCTGAGTGTGCTGTTGCTGCTTCGTTTACTACGCCGCTTGAGGTCTCCTCGCTTTCAATTGGAGGATGCCATGGCGGCAAAAGAGATCTGCGTTCACTACCAGCCGATTGTCTGCCTTAAAACGGGAAAAATCGTGGGCGCAGAAGCATTGTCACGTTGGAAATTAGCCGATGGCGCTTTCCTTTCACCCGATATTTTTATCCCATTAGCGGAACAAACGGGGCTAATTACGACGTTAACGGAATATATTGTCACTAGCGTGTTCAGCGATCTCGGCAAATGGCTCCATAAGCATCCAAATATGCATGTCTCTATCAACCTTGCGCCTGAGGATCTTGCCTCGACGGCGCTGCATGAACTCATTCGGCACAACCTGCAATTCTGGAAAGTTCAGCCTTCGCAAATCGCGCTAGAGCTTACCGAACGACAATTTGCGGCTCCAGAGATCAGCCAGCCGCTTATAGCCGCTTATCGTAACGAAGGACACTCCATTTATCTGGACGATTTTGGAACCGGATATTCCAGCCTGAGTTATTTGAAAGATCTGAATATCGACGTGCTCAAAATCGATAAGTCATTTATCGGTACCCTCAAGCATCAACCTGTTACACCGCATATTATTGAAATGGCGAAAACACTGCAAATGGAAATGGTCGCAGAAGGCGTTGAAACAGATGAACAACGTCATTGGCTGTCTGGGCATGGAGTGCAGTTTGGGCAAGGTTGGTTATTCAGTAAAGCGCGCCCAAAGACGGAATTTATCCTGTGGGCCGAAACGAATTTAAAAGACGCCCCCGCCACGGAATAGTGGGGTTAAATCACCGCAATTCGCCCCACCATCTGGCGGATTTCCGCTTTGCCCAGCGGCGCACGGTCAGTCACAAAATGCAGCGTCATGCCTTCGATAAACGCATCCAGTGCGCGGGCCGTCGCCGGATCAAACCACTGCTCCAGCACCTGTTGGCTGCGCTGCATCCAGTTTTGCATCACATTTTTCAGCGCCGGTTTGCAGCCGATAAACGCATACAGCTGATACATCAGTTCCATGTTACGGGTCGTTGTCACTTGAGCGCTGAAAATCAACTGGGTAATCGCATCGCACGCGTGCTGCGGCGAAGTAACGTCGGCAAAAAACGCTTTATATTGAATCAGCATCTCGTCGGTAAAACCGGTAAACGCCTCTTCCAGCAACGCATCTATCCCGCTGAAATAATAGGTCATTGAACCGAGCGGCACATCGGCACAG